TTCAAGGTCGGCCGCCGCCGCCCGCTCAATTCTCCGAAGGTTGCCACTCGACAAAGGCGAGCTCCGGAGTTCGAACTGCAGTCTGCTCGTTAGCATGAACGACGGGTCCGACTCCAGCAGGTCCCCCCAGTAGCCCTCGACGCTCCCGGCCGACCCATCGTCGAGTTCGTTCCCGCCCCAGAAGGAAAGGTGAACGGCCGACGTGAAGTCGTCCGTCATCGTCACGACGCCGCCGATTATCTCGGGCTCGAACTCGACGCCGCGAGGACCCGTCGGGTCGTTGATCAACAGAATGTCGCTCACGGTATGGCGCCCCCTGTAATGCCAGTCACCGGGCCGGCCGGTATCGCGATGCTGTCGCCGAAGAGCGCACCGGCCGGGTGCTTGTGCGTCCCCAGCTTCACGCCGGCCGCGTTCTCGATCTCGCCGGCCGGGTCGATCTTCGCGCCGTTCGCAAGGAAGTTGCCGCTCGCGTCGAGCCCGAAGCTTCCAGCCCCGTTCGAAGCAGACACGGCGCCGCTCGCGTCGAGAACCACGCTACAGCCGCCTGTAACGCTCTGCAGGCTCAGCGATCCGTCCCCCCGCAAGTAGACCACCGCAACGATGGCGCCCTCTGTGTCGCGCGCGTAGCGCCGCACCTCGCCTTCCGTGGCGACTCCCGGGTTCACGGGGTCAATGTACCCGCTGACGATTCCCCGGCCGGCCCCGTTCGACGGGGGACCACCCATGAAATCCCCCGCGAGGGGCGGCGAGTCATCGCCAGCGGGTGCAAAATTTGTGCGCGTCGCTTCCGTGCCGGCCGCCTTATCACCCACGACTTCGAGGCGGGGTATGCCGCCCCGAGTAGATCGGAACGAAGACAACACGCGCGCGATCATTCGTCCCATGGGAGCGCCTCCGGTATCTGGCCCGAGAATGAACCTGGCAGAACGCACGTCAAGGAAGCGACTTCCTTCTTCGCGTCCTTCTTCAGCGACACCCGGCGAACTAGAAACTTCGTCGGCTCATATACCATCGCTCGGGGCGCCAGCAATTCGACGTAAGTGTTCGGGAGCCAGAGATCCCCCGCCGCGTTGCGCCAGGATGCGACGTCTACGTGATACGAGATCGCATTCGCGAACATGCGGCCCATCTTCGTATTGACGAGCGCGACCTCTTCGCCAGGCTCCACGAACTCCACTGAGAACGTGAGCGGCCGAGAGATCCCCCGTAGAAACGGGTTCACCTTCGTGTGTCTGATCCCCTCGATGACATTGAGAAACGTCGGAGTGACCACCGTTACATGTGAGTAGTAGGCCTGCGCGTCGAAGCTCGGGGAAACTCCCATCACGCCCGGGGCCCCGAGTTCGAGGCGCTGCACTGCGGGCGCCTCAGTCTCAGTCTGGAAGAGGGGGCTCCCCGCGGCATCGTTGCCGATCACTAGCCCCCGTTGCTCTGCCAGGGTTCGCCAGAATGAAAGCACGGACTGGCCATCCTGAATCGTAACGCTTTCGAACGCACGGCCGGCCGGCGCATCGAACACGGGGGTCAGCCCGAACGGCGCCGCCTGGCGCGTGGCGATCTCTTTGAGATTCAGATCATTATATTCAACAGGCTGCCGCGCGCCCGGTAGTGGGCAGTCGTTCAACACCCCGGCGCGGGCGTAGCCTTCCGCCGTGACCGTGGCCGAGTCGCTCCCCACGAGAGGCTTCGGGGTCATCATCGTTCCTGAGAACCACAGGCCCCCGCCTATCTGTATCTCAACGCTCTTGAACTGGAAGGGTCGGAAGACTTCACGGAAGCGGGGCTCTGCCGCCTCGAACGGGGCTGTCAGAGAGAACAGCCCGAAGCTGTCCATAGCCGACTCTATCTGAATTTCGTTCCAGAACTCGAACGTCTCACCGCCGATCCGGACCGTTACGACGTTCGAGTCAGTGCGGGCGACCTCTGGAACAGCGCTAGCTCCTGACGGGATCGCCGGGATAACGAGAACCATACCCGGGGACAGCCCGCCCGCGAGCTCCGGGTTGGCGACGCGGATCAACTCGGCGTGAGCGCCCGTTCCGTAGGCGATCGTTGACACTCTCTCGAGGGTGTCGCCCTCTTCGACTTTGTAGGATGTCATGTGTAATAGACCACGCTACGCCCGGCCGGAACGATCAGGATCTCAGATCCGACGAAGCCGTTCGAAGAGATTACGAAATCGAGATTTTCGCCAGCCGTCTTGTAGTATCGGGCCTCTAGATTGACTGGGGTCGTGGGGGCCGTGAGGATCACGCTTCGCTCTTGCTTTAGGGAGAACGACGCATCCAGAAGGAAGCGGGCCACAGCCGCCACGACGTCTAGCACGAGTTTATATAGGGCCCCTGAATCGGCTTCCACAAGCGACGCTATATTGCCGTCGCGCCAAGTAGTGTAATCATCGAAGGCCGTCTGCAAGACATCTGACGCCGACAGTGCCTCGCCCCGAGTCTGGAAGTCCGCTGTGATCGTCGCGAGCGCAGCGGACGCGAGCAGGTTCGAAGCAAGCATGTCGTCGCTGTGAAACGCGTTGTCCGGTACAGAGTCGTTCGCGGGGACGTACCTGGCGCCCGCGCTCGTGAGCGCTCGAAGGGCCCCAGTGTAGGATGTGAGCTTGACCGCAATGCGCGCGGACGAAGAAGCCGGGGTGCTGATTAGCTTCGCTGTCTGATACGCGAGCGCTATCGGGTCATCTATGAACACCGATGTCGCATCGTCGATCGACTCGTTTACGCGATCGAACTCTTTCTGGATGGCGGCCTGGACGTCCGCGACCCCCTGCAGGGCCCGCTTAACGGCGTCCTTTGTAAGCTGGTACCGATCGCGCAGGGACACGTTCTCTAGCGTCGTGTCGAGATCCAGCGCGTTTGCGAACGTCTCGGCTTGATCCGCTTCGAAGGCGGCCCACGCGCTGTTGAAATCGTCTTCAGAAGAGTTCACTTTAAGCGGGAACGCTACCCGCACGGTCTCGAAGAAGGTGACCGAGAAGGTGACCTGATTCCCGCGAGTCTTAATCTCGTCGTGTCGCTCGATCCGCCCGAACACAACAACATCCATCGTCCCATAAAGCGGGTGTTCGAGCACGCCTATCCCAGTTTCACCTAGCAACGCGTCAACCGCATCGGCGCGAAGATCGTAGTCGTGGCCCCAGAACATGAACCGCATAGGGATGCGGCGCCCCGTCTTCCCGAGATCTTGCACCCACGTTCCGCCCGCGTCTGGGAACTCGAAGGCCGTCGTCTTCTTATCGACGAACTTCGAGAGATTCTCGAAGGCCCCGAAGAACTCGTTCCCACTTGGCGCCGTGTATTTAAGTTGCCCTATTCGGTCTTGCCAGCTCACCCGAGATCCCCCGTCTGGATAAGCCGCAAGTTGAACCCCGGGATCTTGAACTCACCGTCCATCGATGCGCGCCCGGTCTCATCCCGGATCGTCAGGCTCATTACATTCTCGATGATTCGGCGGCGCTCGCCGTCCGATACTTCGGGGCCAGTGCCTTCGGCCGGTAGCGGGTCGAGCGCGCCGTGATGCACGAGGCCCTTTCGCAGCCCCGCGGCCTTATCTGAAAAGGCCTGGCCCACCCTACCCCCGATGTCTTTGAACTGCTGCTTGAAGTCCGCGAGCTTCCCGGACTGCTGCGCATACGCCGCCAGGCCGGCCGCGAGCGCCAACACGGCGCCAGCCAGTGCAACGGGCGACCCTATGATGAATGCGACAGCAGCGGCCACAGCAGCGATCACGACGCCTACAGCGAGGGCTATGGCCGAGATCCCCGCGAACGCCGTCGTCATCTTGACGATCTCGGGCTCTTCGTTCACAAAGTCATTGACCCCGCGCGTGAGTGTCGTCAGGGATCGGAAGAAGTCTTCGGTCCCGCCCTGCGCTTCGAACAGGGATAGCTCGATCGACTCGACCGAGCTCCAGAACTCTTTCATAGCGCCCTGCGTCGTGTCGCGCATCACGGTCGCCATCTTCTGCGTTTCGCCCTGAACGTTCTGGAGTTTCTCTTGCAGATCTTTCAGCCCCTCCGATCCTTGCGTCAGGAACGTAAGAACGCCACGCCCGCCGCGGATCTCGAATATGTCGGACATTACGCCGGCCTGCTGCGCCGGGGTGAGCTTGCGCATCGAGGCGCCGATATCGTCGAGGATCGCCGAGAATGGCCGCATGTTCTTATCGGCGTCGAGCACCGTAGTCCCGAGCCGCTTCAATGACTTCTGAACCTTCGGGTCAACTAGCTTCGTGAACATCGCCTGAAGAACGGTCCCACCTCGCGAGCCCTTGATACCAGACGCCGCCATTCGGGCCGTGATCGCGATTAGCTCATCCATCGATACGCCCGCCGCGGTAGCCAGCGGGGCGCCGAGCTTGATCGTCTCAAAGAGGTCTTCGAACGTGAGATTTGAACTGTTCGTGGCCTTGACCATCTGGTCCGACACACGGGTGAGGTTTTCCATATCCTTCGTCGCGTCGCCAGTCACGAGACCGAACGCCGCCATCGAGTCGCTGACGATGTCGGACGCCCGCGCGAGGTCCTGCTCCGATGCCGTCGCAAGGTCGATCAGCATCGGTAGCGCGCCTATAGCAAACTGCGCATCGAAGCCGGCCTTCGCCATGAACTTGAGAGCGTTCGCCGACTCTGTAGACGTGAACTCGGTTGTCCGGCCCGCCAGCCTGGCCGCGGCGCTCAACTCGCCGAACGCTTCTGTCCCTCTACGAATAGGCTCTTCGAAGCGAACGCCCGCGCTCACAAGTGACTGCTCGAAGTCCGCGCCCTTCGCCATCACGTCGCCGATAGCCATCTTCACAGCGATCAGAGCGCCCGCCACACCGGCCGCGCCGAGAACGGGGCCGAGGGTCCGGGCCATCTTCTTAAAGGCCCCTGACACCTTCCGAACGCTGGTTCTGATAGATCTCATCGAACGGTTGACGCGGTTCGTCATGCGGCCGATCGGGGCCGTTACGCGATCGATCGTTTTGAAAACCGCCTCAACTGTGAATCTACCCGCCATCTATCCCGCCGCGAAGTCCCTCGTAGAAGAAGAAGATCTGATGTAGCTGAAAAGACTCCAGGGGTGGGGCCGCCGCGAACTCGCGATAGATCTGGAGGATCATCACGCACACCGCTTCGAAGCCCCGACACCCTTCGAGATAATCCCCGCTCTTCCCGTGCCGAACAAGCTCGACACCTACGAAGCTAAAAAAATCGTCGCCACTGCCTGAAAGATCTTCAAGTCTCGCCCGTCCATCCGGACGAAGATTGCCGGGTTCGTCTTACACATCGAGGCCATGTAGGAGTTAAGCTTCGCGATATTCTGCCGATCCTTCAATCGATCGAACATCACGAGCGCCTCGCCCGTGGGTGGCCGCATCTCGAGTTCCGTCTCGCCGTTCTCAAGCGGGAACTGGATCGTGTAGGTGAGCATCACGCCGTCGCCCGAGACGCCGAGCGAGCCGTCGAGGATCGCGTTCATGAGCTTACGCTTCAAAGCTTCGAAGCTGTCCGCATCCTCTTCCTTCATCGTCTCGACGTGGTAGTCAAGGCGCCAGGCTTTCGCGAATCGCGCGAAGTCGATAACGGCTGTCGTCTCGTTTACCGCGTTCTCTGCCTCTTGGATGGTGATTCCTTCGGTCATGGGTGTTTCTCCTTACGGCTGTTGCGTGAATCGACCCGATCCCTTCAGGCTAATACTCGCCGTCGCCTTCGAATTTGAAGCCTTGATGTCGCCGACGATCTGCCCCGTACCCTGCCAGATCGCGCCGCTCGCGTATGAAACGACGATCGCGAACATGCTGTTCCCGTCGGCGAGATCCTGCAAGAACTCGTGATCCCCGAGCAAGTCGTCGAGTGACACCGTGAGGTCTTCGACCGACCACGGGGCGCGAGTCTTCAGGAGCCGAACGCTGTCGTCCCCGTTCGCCTCTACTTCGTTCACGTACCCGCCGAGGGCGCGTTGAACGTCCGCGTCGGCCGCGACCGAGAAGGTTCGCCGGTCAAGGGTCAGACTCTCAATGCTCCCGCCTACTGCGTTTCCCATAGTGTCCTAGCCCTTTCTACGCCGAGGCGCCGAAGAAGAATCCGAAATCCAGATCAACAGAAATCACGTTTGCGTTCCCCGTAATCTGTACCGACACACCGACGTCCAGCCTGTTCGAGTTGGACCCGTTGATGTCTGCTTCCGTTAGAAGCTTCGCGGCCTTCGGGTTGCTCAGAACCGCATCGAGTGCCAACGAGTCAATCATGGAATTGACCTCAGCCTTCGCCATCTTGGGGGACCTGGCCGCGGGGTTCGAGGTGGGGTCGTCATCGGGGATCAAGGGAGCCGCAACCCACGCTTCGGACGCGAAGATCACGTTGATGTTGAAAATCAACTGGAACACTTTCATGATCTGCACAACGTGGCGATAGGCCGGGGGCTCTTCGCCCTCCGGATGGTAGAACGTAACCGTGTCACTCAACGCCGGAACGCCGCCGATGACTGTCCCCGTACTGAGCCCCGCCAAGACCGAAGCGTTCGCCGCCAGGTAGTCTAGTTCGAGGTTCGAGGCGCCCGGGACGATTCCCTGAAGAAGCTGCAACGCGTAGCCTACGGGCGGGTTGTCGTTGGCCTGGCGAGCGATCCGCGCCGCTCCCCTGGCCGCGACCTGCAGCGGGAGCGATACGGACCCCAGGACGGTGATATATGCGTTCACCCGATCGGTCTCGCGTCGAGCCGTGCCGATCGCCTCGCCCGAAGTCGTCGTGCTCTCCGTGTACCCCGTCAACACTATGGCCGGCTTCTTCGTCAGGGTGCCCCATCGACCGAGCCCCCACGACTCGAAGAGATCGAGCGTGGTCGTATCGCCATGCTCCATGCAGTTGACTAGAATCGTCTCCCATACGTTCGTGATCCGCGCGAGCGCGGGAGAGACGCTGGGATTGATCGCACCGCCCACCGGCTGCACGACTGTGAATGTCACGCCGTTCGAGGGGCCTTCGACCGAGATTGTCAGATCGTTTGCACTCGCACCCTTCCACTTCGACGTAACGTCAACGGTCGGTGCGACCGCGATGGCTGCGAGCGCAGGCATATTGATGTTCCCAGAGATCGCCGCCAGCATTGCGTTCGCGATGTCGTTGAGAACTACCGCGCCCTTCTCGATCACGAATCGAGCGCTCGGGATCCCGCCAATCAGGATCGTATATTCCCCAGTTTCGGTCTGAGTCGTGCCCACCGGGACGATCGAACCCGTGGCAACGACGCCGCTCCCGTCGGCCTGGACCGGATAGAACGTCATCACGAGATCGCCGATACCGTCGCCGTCAACAGGCTTGAGCATGAGCGCAACGAGATGATTTGGGCTGCCGAATCCGTACTCCGCGCCCACTTCGCGACTCGTGGCGGCAATGAAGGGATCAGTCGAATACGTGACCGCATCGGATCCCTGGCCGACCACAGACACACGCTGGGGAAGGTTCCGGGTGCTGACCCCCCTGCGGTTCACATATGCCGTGGTGATGCCCAGGACGCGCGCCACGGCTGCCGTAAATATGCTCATGATCGATCCCCTCTCTAAAGGTCGTACTGCAATTCGGTCAACAGGAGCCCGTCAGACGCCCGCCTGATATCCACGACAACAGTTTCTAGTAGGTTGCTCTCGTCTGCTTGCGGCGAGAATTCATTGAACGTAACTCGAAGCGAGATGCGAGCCCCGATGAGATTCAGCGACAGCTCGGCCATCCCTTCGATCTGAAACATGTTGATTGAATCGATCCAGCGACCACCGACGCCAGGCCCGTTCGGGGGGCCGCCCTTCTCTCGAAGCTGCAAGTAGGTGTTCCCGGACGCCATCAGAAAGTTACGCACGAGGCGAACGCCGCGCGCAAGGTTCAAGGCCGCTGAGAGATCGCCAGGGACGTGCCCACCCTGGCCGTTATCTCGAGCGATCCCGAGCGCATACACATCGGCGTTGAACACTCCGACATGTGTCTGCCTTCGAACGACGTCGCTCGAAGACTGGTCGAAGGTCCCGCCCTCGAACCATACGTTGACGATGGGGGAGAGATCCTGCTGCGCAAGGGGCTTCCCCGGCTCGCCCATGAATGCCTCGAAGGCGTCGCCGCGTTCGAGGTAGACGCGCAGCTTCCAGAGATCCGGATCGGGCTCGCCGGCCGACGTCGCGAGAGCGACTTGCGCCGCCTGGTTCTCGTTCAAGAGGTGGCCGATCTGGTCGCGCACAACTTCGAAGTTGTCGGTCTTGTCCACGAGGGCTGTAAGCGTATTGACCATCAGGCCGGGTTCCAAAATGAGAGAACGAGAACGATCAACCCCAGAGTCCTATCCGGGAACGTCTGCACGACTTTGTACCGCTGCGAAGCTGTCGAGGGCCCGGCGCAGTCCACGAGCCACGGAAGCTCGGCTTCGTCTATCACGCCTTCCGGGAGCGCCCCATATCCCGCTATGGCGAGTGTGGACATTCGGGCCGTAACTGTCGCATGCCGGCCACTGAGCGCCGCACCCGTTCCCGGGTCAAATACTTGCCCGATGTCGGAGAAGCCCCCGCGAAGTTGCTCCGCGCTCGCGAAGCCGGCCGGATCTGTCAGCACGAACGGAACGCCGAAGTCTTGACCGGCTTCGAGAACCGTCGCTAGATCCGCTTCCGCTTGCGCCGCGAGGGACATTTCACGCGCGAGTCGCGCCGCCTCCGATACCTGGACCGTCGAGGACACTCAAGGGCGCCAGGGGCGCATCTGCCTCGCCTGCGCCGGCCTGGGGCGCCAGGGGCGCATCTGCCTCGCCTGCGCCGGACTGGGGCTCGGTCTCGGCCGGGGGCGCATCTGCCTCGCCTGCGCCGGCCTGGGGCTCGGTCTCGGCCGGGGGCGCATCTGCCTCGCCTGCGCCGGCCTGGGGCTCCACGTTGGGATCCGGCTCGGTCTCGCCTGCGCCGGCCTGGGGCTCGGTCTCGGCCGGGGGCTGGACGCGCCGCTCTGAGGCTGCGGCCATGTCGGCGCGGACGTCAAGCGCTCGCTGCTTCACGCTCGGCGACTTGCCCGCATGGGACCGCGCGATCGGCCGGTTCAGATCGACTTCGTTCGTGATCTTGTCGAGAGCCTCACGCCGCGCGATTTCCTCTGCCGAGATCGGAATCGTGATCGAGTCCACAAGCGTTCCGATCTCACAGAGCCTCGGTATCTGACGCTTCGCCAGCTCCACAAGTTCGGGGTTCGTCGCGTCGCGACAGAAGTCCCGCCAGGTGACGGCCGAGTCTTCGTCACCGCCGCAGATCGTCCCCCGGCGACTCGTGACACTTTTTCCGGCTGCAACATAGAGCATGGGTTCTAAACTCCCGTTGAAATCGTTCCGAAGCTGTCGATAGCTGTCGGAATCAAGAGCGGCCGAGATGCGAGCTCCAGCATCGTCTCTCGACCGTTCAAGCTGTTGTAGATGTTCGGCGCAACGTCCACCGCGCGAGGAATGGCGACGCGGCTCGGGAGAAAGTCCCGGAAGCGCTCATCCGTTCGGACCGGGACTGGGACGCCTGCGAACACAGTATCCAGACGGCCATCGGAACTCATCACAATGCAGGAGTCATCATCGACGAAGAGGGTCTTCGAGGCCGCGCCCGGTACCAGTCCTCGACCATTGAAGCTCCAGATCTCGAACTGATAGTTCCCGACGTTCACGATGCCCCAGAACTTGCCGCCCTTGCCCGCAGGCTTCGGCGCAATGTGACCGATCTCGTATCGCTTGTTGTCCATCTGCGCCTTGACGATGTCGTTGTTGATGAACGCGTTGATCGTGCCGGCGCCCATGATCAGGCGGTTCGCGTCCTGCAGCGACGTGTCGCGGATCGTGTCCGAGAGCGCCTCGATATCGGCCAGCGGATCGGCGCCGCCAGCGTTCCACGCCGTGCCAGCCGAGACGAAGTGATTTACCTTCGGCTTGAAGTCGATCACGTAGGCCGGGTTTCCCTTCGCATCGACCAGAGTGAGCATGCCAGTCTGAAGGATCTGGGACGCTTGCCATTCACGATTGCGCCGGATCTTACCTTCAAGCAAGTTGATTCCCGTCAGCATGCGCGTAACGAGTTGCTCTTGAAAGCCGACGTCGCTCGCCTGGTACTCGGTCCCGCCAGGCATGCGGTGCAACAGATCCTTCGCGTTGAACGTCATCGCCTCTTCGATCGAAGGTGGCGTGAATTCCTTGTTCGTGCTGAGAGCCTCGCTGTTGTAGGTGGGGCCCTCCATCGCATTGACGACGGGCGAGATCTCTTCGTCCGTCCGAACGATGTCGATCGATACCGTCTCTGTGTTGCTGATGTTCTCCTTCCGAACTGGGAAGAAGCCAGACAGGAACATGTCGGGGTCGCGGAACTCTCGGTACATGTTGAGAAACGCTGTCCGGTAGATACTGGGAGCCATGAGACCTCTCGATGTGTCCTTGTTCAGGTTGCTTCAATTGAAGCGGGGCGGACTACCGCCGACGCTACTGATTGTCGAGCTTCGTCAGATCGCGCACGTCGAGGGGGGTGATCCCCTGGCGCCGCATGTCGTCCTTGATCGTCTCCGTGATGACCTGGGACGCCGAGGTGTCGTCGATCGCCAGAAGCTCGAAGTTGACCTTCCCGTCCGCAATGAATCGAATTTCCATGGCGTCGAGTAGCGTCGCCTGGACTGCAGACCCGAGAACACCCACGAAGGTTCCCGAACCGGCCGGGTTGTTGTCCGTGGTGTAGGGGGTCAGGTTGCCGTCAGTCAGGCGCCCCAGAAGGGTTCCCTTCGGATACAGGCGCGCCGACGTCGTGGGTGTGAAGGTGCCCGGAACGTGCGTGACGTCGCCGAACATCTCGACCGCTCGAACGTCGAGGTTTGAAACATCCATGCCGCCCATCGGATACTGCATTACTCAACCCCTCCAAGGTCCAGCGAGTCACGAACGCCCGCGAACAGATCTGCGACGCGCTTGGCTTCGTCCGGACGGTCCTTGCCGCCGGTCGCTGTCTTGCTGTCGTTACTGTTGAGATCTGAGATGATCTCTTCGTCATCGCCGCGCGAAGCGGCGTCGGCAACATTGCGGCCGGCAATCATGTAATCCGCCTGCGCTTCCGGGTTGCTGAGCTCCGTACCGTCGAGAATGTGCTTGCAGGCTGCGACGCCCGCGCCCATGGCCGCACCGAGCTTGATGTGGGCTGCCACTCGCGAACGCTCCTGCGCGACGCCTGCGGACAGACCCGACGCGGTCACCTCCGCGAATAGGGCCGGGTACTTCTCTTGCAGTTCCTTCAAGGTCATGTCGTCCCCTGCGTTAGCGTCAGTGTCGCGAGGCTGGACCGGATCCGGGCCTGCCTTTGAAGTCCCCGAATCTATATCGTCGATCATTCCGGCTCGCAAAGCATCGCCCGCGATAATTAGCGCGCCGCGTCCAAAGCCGGCATTGACTGCAGGGGGCTCGGTATGGCGACCGCGGGCGATAACGTTAACGAATTCAACGTGTATCGAGTCGAGTTCCCGCTTGATCACCTCAACACCTTCTACAGTGTTTGCGTCAGGGGCCTTGTCCGGGGCTTCTGTGCTTGTGATCGTCACTTTACCGTCGGACACGTACCGGGTCGTTACGACGCCCACGCTTCCAACCATCGTCATTGCGTTCTCGGCCACCACGCGATCGGCCTGGACTGCCAGGCCGTAAGCAGCACTGGCCGCAATGTTCGTGATCTGCGCTTCTGTCGGCTTCGACAGCCCCGCGATGATATTGGCCGTTCGAAGGAATCCTGCAGTCATCCCACCCGGCGAGTCGATCTCGAAGATGATCTTCGAGATTCCGTCGTCTTCTTCGGCCTGCAGTGCCGCCGCTACGATCTGGGAATAGGTTGTGTTGCCGCCCCCGAATATATCCATGAAGAAGTCCGGGGCCGCCGTGATCGGCCCTATGACTGGGACGTGCGCCTCCGACCCGTCACGGATGAACAGTTCGGTATCGGACGCGGGGGTGGCCGTCCGCTCGATGAACATCGCGTGAGCCTCCGGATCGATCACGAAGTTTTTCGCGCGCTCCTCGAGGCCTTCTAGAAAGGCCTGCCCCAGCAGCCAGTGTTCATGAACGATCTTCATTGTGTTCCCCTACGTGATGCTTAAAGAGAGATACCGTATCTCGATGTCGGAAGCGTTGTCAACGTTCTGAACTTGCACCCGGAATAAATCGTTCGTGACCGCCGTAACCGGGGCGAGTAGCGTGGCGGAGCCGACGACAGTCCCCACTTGCCGCGCAGCAACAACCGCGTCCGGGAGCGGGGCGCCATTCTTGACAACACGGAAATGAAACGTTCTGGCGCCGCCGACCGTGACCAGCGACATAGCGGCGATCAATGTCCCGAAAAAAGGTTCGAGCCCGATGTATCGGAGCTCGCCCGTGGCCGCGTCCACCGAATCCCATAGCTCGATATTACTCCCCGCTACCGCCATCCCACCTAGATTTAGATCGGTCCAAGTGTTGATTGTAAGAATGTCAGTAGGTACTAAATTCCCGTTGACGATAACAGAGCCGATATTCATACTCGGTTTCTGCCCGGAGCTATCGGTAAGCTCCACGCGAGGGTCCTTCTCGTCTAGGCTACCTGGGGCGAAGAACGCGAACGAACTCCGGAGCTCAACAGCGTGCATGTCCACCCGGCCCGTCGTAGCGGGGTTGATGAACACAGCGCTTTCCGAAGGGCCCGCCGTTAGCTCCATCCCGTTTATGACAACCACCTCGACGTCAATCCCGAACGTAATCAGCGTCCCCGATCCAGAAAACGCGCTGATTATCGCAACGTCCTCAACGTCAAACCGCGCCGCTTTGGGGACTACCATCCCGGTAGCGAACCCATTGAACAGAACGCTATCGAACAGCACGAACGTAAAGGGCTGCGCCACTGTGCCGAGCGTGCCGATAGACTGGCCGGCAGCCTGGGACGTGAAGCCCGCGGAGATGAACTCCTGAATACCAGCGTCTAGATTTAGCGCCGTCGCGCCGACGCCCGTCAGTAGCACCCGAATCCCGATGAAGCGGACCTCCGCCGCGGGTCCACCGTTGTTCGAAATGAACGTACCGACACCCGTATAGGTAAGAGTGTCGCTGGAGTGGTCCGCGACGAACCGGACCGCTTGCCCGGTCCCGATCTCGATCCGATCCGCGAGCACTACGGGGGCTTTCATCCGGTAGACGCCACTCGTCAACGTGATTACACCGGCGCTAGGCGCGGGGAAGTCATGTTCCGTAAAGATCTCGATTTCCGAGATCCCTATGCGGGACGGGATCCTGCTCGTTGCGTTTACGTTGCCTGCCATGTCGCCGCCTAGATGCTGAAGAGATTTGATCCGTTGCTATAGAGCGTGATGCTCCCGAAGTCCTCGGTGATTGCCACCGACGCCGCGCCGTCGATCGTCTCCGCGCCCTGCGTAACTATCGTGATGTTGTTGGCGTTCGCCCCGCCCGATTCATCTTTGACCGTGAAAACCCAGGGGACGCCGAACCCGGTGAATATGTCGGCTGACTGGATCGTTAGCGTCCGGGCCGCCGCCGTGTTCACACACGCGTAAATGCGTTTTCGGCGGAGAACCGTAGTATCCGCGTCAGCTATGAACACCGCGCGTGACACATTGCACGCCCCATCCACGGTGAGATCGCCCGTCGTTAGCTCTGCAAACTCCGGACTATCTGCGATCCCCACCGCCTGCCCGAACTCAAGCCCTGTAGTTATCGCGTTTACGCGAACGTGTGAGCCCGCCTCCCCCACGTATGTACCGGGAGTGTCGGCCAGTGTGAGGAATGACGAACCGCTTAGTGCGAATCCTTCAGCCGCCACGATCGCAAAATACGTGCGGTCCGAAGCCTGCGCGTCCATATCGCCGCCAGATATTTGCAGGACCGCGGCGCGGATTTTGTCCCCAGGAGTAACGCTAATGACGGGCGAACAGATCGAATGTGAGACGCCGATACTCGGAAGCGTGGAAGGCGTGGCTGCCGGGATGCCTGGGACGGTCACACCGTTAACGCTGAAACTCAAGCTGCGGAACGCTTCGGCGGCAACCGCTTCCCACTGCAACCCCACGCTAGCCATTATCCGACTGACCCCGGCCGGGATCGTAAAGAACTCATCCCCCGGAGTCGCGAACCAATCGCCCACGTCGTAGCGCTGAATCTGCCACGTAAGCACATCATTCGCGAAATTCGGGATGCTCTGGTTCACGTTCTTCGACACGAGCGCACCGGAGAACGGAGCGCCCGCCGAGCCGCCGCCGAACCCCTCGCCGCCGAGAAGCTCATACGAGTTTTTCCGGTCGATGAGCATCGCCGCTAGCGGGCCGCCTCCACACCGAGGTATGTCGTAGCTGCGGCCGTAACGTCCTCAGCCACTCCGCTGTCGTGCTGCACGCGTAGTGACAGTGTGTTACCCGGAGCAACTTCGATGATCGACGACACGATGGGCGGCGAGACCGATAGTGGCGGTATCGAGATCGAGAGAGGGAGACCGATCGCGCTCGCTCCGTTCTTCAAGAACTCCACAGTCTGAAGCGTTCCGAGCACGCCGCCCCAGCTAACGCTAGCCGAGACCCGCACCCGAGCCACGCCGGCCGGGACTGTGAGAAACGCATCACCCGGAGCGCCAAACCAATCGCCATAATCATAGACTGGGTTTTGCCAGTCCAAGAGCGTCGGGACGCCAGTCGGGATCGCCTGAACCCCGATCTTCGAAACGAGAGCCGCGAGAAATGGGGGCCCCCCGCCTCCAAACATCGATGAGGCCCTGCTCGGTACGATCAGTGTCATGCGAGATCCTTTACCACTTCCCAACCGTCTTCAGACGCCTTCACAAAAATTTCATCTGTGGCGTTGTTGTTGATGATCTGATCCCCCGGCCTGTCACGCGCGATCGGGAGCGCCGCATCGTCGTCGGCCTGCTGGTTTATTAGCAGGCGACCCTTCGCTGACTTGTGAATCGTGATCACGTTTTCCCCGACGCCCAACGATGTCCAAACGTCCTTAGTTAAGGGTACTCGAACCCGTGCCATAATCTTGGATCTCCTCTAGAACTGCATCGATGATTGTTTGCATTGCGTTTGCATCGTTCCCGGACGGCGGGGCCGCCGGCTTCGGGGCGTGCTTCGCTTCCATCTCAAGAACCGACGCCGCGTCGATCCCTAGTTTTTCCTCCATCTTCTGCACTGCGCCGATCTCTCGGGCGCGCCGCTTGAGTGCCCTCGTGAACCGGGTACCGAAGAGGTCTTCACTCGCCCGCGTCGCGCTAATCAGGTTCGCTTCTATCGCTTCTTTGTAGGCCTTCACGTCCTTGCCCAGATCGACGCTGGGCTTCACAGGACCGGCCCAGACGGACCGCATCCACGCGCCTAGCTCCACGTATAGGGCCAAGCTTCGACGCGCATCGAGAAGACCTGGGGCCTGGATACGGGATGCCGTGACCTCGGCCACTAGCCACTCTGTGTAGATGGGCTGGCAGAAGGTCGAGCCGAAATCCTTTCGAAACATAGTTATGTAAGACTTGAACTCGTTTATTGCAGCCTTCGAAGCGCTGTAGTTGTTCGAGAACTCCAGCATTAGGATTTCAGGCGGGATCTGGTTGGCCCACGCAATAGCCCGCAGTATCGCTTGCTCGAACTTCGGATAGTTGACGTTCGGCCGCTGCGTGTTGAAACTCTCGGGAACTTCTCCGTACTGCAGCTCTTCGAACACAATCCCCGGGTTCGAGGCTGTCATGTTGAACTCGCGCGGGGCCCCGTCCTCACCCACGCCCTCTACTACGGTCCGACGCTGCGCGCCGCCGCTCCACGGGTTCGTCCCCATCTTGTCCTGATCCTTGCGAATGAAGAGCGCGAGCAACGCGTTGACGGCTGCCGCCCGCTGCTCATTGTCCCGATAGCGGTCAAGTTCTTTCAATGACTGCAGAACGATGGCGAGCAACGGCATGCCCCGGACCGCGTTCATGCGCTTGTCAGTCCCGTACTGCAGCCAAGACATGCGCTTACCAGACTTCGGACCGAACGCCGGGACACGGATCGTATCCGCCAGGCCGCTCCCAGTCTGACTAACGTGATGCGCGATGATCCGCCCGTGTGAATCAAGCTCACAACCGAACCGAATATCTCGTCTGTCTTGAGGGTCACGGCGCAGCGGGGTCACTACGCGCGATCCCGAAATGAGTTGAATTTGCGGCAGCCCCGTGCGCTTGTTCGTCCGCAGCACTACGAGAATGTCGCCGTCGATTAGCGACTCTCGGCGCGCCTCTTCCTGCAGCTTCGCGAGCGAGCGCGTACCCTCGAAGTCGCACATCTTCGGAAGGTCGCCCCAGATCTCGAAGCGGCTTTCCACATCTTCGGCCCAGATCTCGGCCGACGTTTCATCGATGCCCGCCAGAAGCTCATCATTCGGTTCAGCCTGGAGGGTCAACCCGGTGTTGATCTCGTTCGTGACGATCCTTCGGATCAGGCCCGCGGCGTAGAGATTCTCTGTGAATAGCTGCGAGCTCCGCGCTCGAAGCTCCCAATAGTCGGGGGTGTTCGAAAGCGTCGGCCCGAAGGAGTCGAGGAACTTGTCCCCGTTGTAGTAGTTGCCGACAGCACCGGACGCGCCGACACTTAGAGCCGTTAGCGCATTGCCTCGAGATACCGACGCAGCTCGGGCTTCGGAGTCAAGAGCGAACTGGAATGGATCGAAGGCTACCAATTTCCGCGCCCACCCTGCGGCGAGATCGTTCGGGCCATCACCGCGCCGGATCCCGTCTGCCGAATGCACAACGTGGATAGCGTATTCATCAGACTATCTTGCGACTTGATGAGACGTGGAAGGTCCGTGCGCGTGACGCTGGTTACTGTCTGCCCAGTGTCGAGACGGTAGACCTCGATCGTCGGATCTGCGAGCGCAAGTATCGCCGCTGAGAGCGCGTTAAGTGTTGCCCTTGTGTTGGTGATACTTGTTGACAGATCGTCCGCATTCATCCAAACAGGCTACCGCAGAAGTCAATGAACTTCCTGTGGGTGTCGGCTGAACGGGTTGGAAAGCCACTTGCCAGACGCGTTGCGCGTTGGGGTCGCATACGCCGAAAAGTCAACGTAGCTCATTGTTTCCAGCCCCAGTATCTCCGTGCAAGTCGCGTGAACAAGCATGTCGTAGACGGCCATATTATAGACCCTGCAGTCCCATGCGTGGTTAGCCCGCTGCCCTGTAAGCTCCCACTTCCAACCCTTCGTTCGCTTCGTTCTAGGGTCCATAACTTCGACCTTCTTCTCGGCTTCGTACTGATCGAAGTAGTCGTCTCGACGGTCTTCCGGATAGTTGGGGTAGCCCGTCGGCTGGAACTTTCCTTCGTCCCAGGGCGCCTTGATCCACGAAGCTAGCCGGTCCTTATACATGAATGCGGTCACATTGTAGAGGGGCATTCCGCCGGCAGACTGTGAGAGATTGAACTCGCGAACCGCGGCGCCCTGGGTCGGACTCTTCCGGCCCATGCAAGGGTAGACGCCTTTCGAATACTGCATGCAGAATTGATATACGGCGTCGGCCTTCTCATGCCAGCCCACATCGATGAGAGTTCCCTGGATCCGGTAACACCGCCCGTCGTCAGCTATCCATTCCTTCTGTTCGATCAGTGCTGCGAGCTCCGCCCATACGCCCTCGGTCGGCCCGCAGTCCGGATCGCCCATGAGATGCAGCCACTCTATTGAGTAGGTCTGCCGATCCTGGCACCACGCGAGAACCTCGAGGTCGAGCCGATCCCCATGAACATCTACCGCGCACGTCAACATAACGACGGGCGCGCCAGTCTCTTTCACGGCCTGGCGGTTCGGGATCTGTCCCTCTTGGTAGTGTATCCGCCGATGCTCTCGAACACGCTCGGACGAAGGCGACTCGCCGCGCTCTTCCCAGGGCAGGCCACGCTGCAAATTGTAGAACGTCTGGAGTTCATCCCGATCTTTGAGACGGTCGTTCACCACGTCCCAGGCTTTCATCCATTGATAAACGCTGGCCGTCCAAGTCTGCTGCCCCGGGGGCGACAGAAACGCCGGGACGTGATAGCTCACGAGGCCCTTCTCCTGCGTCTTCGCGTGGGGCCTCCACTCACCCCGAGGCAAGAACCACCCTTTATCATGATTGCGGAAAATGCAGGAGCATTCTCGACAGCAGTAGCCCACGGATTCCTCGATCAAAATCCCGTCGGCGTCGAGGTCAAAGACGATCCCATACTTCTTCCCCGCGTCTGTGTACCCGTGCCAGTCGAGGGGTTGCATCTCGCCGCAATGAATGCACGGCACATAGTAATAATTCTGATCGCCTCGAAGGAACAGTGGGTTGATCAGGCTCGTCTGCATCTTGAGGGGCGTCGATAGGTAGAGGATCTTGCGCGTCGTTTCATAGGTTGCCGTTCGCATCTCTGCGATCGTGATCGGGTTCCCCTCTTCCTGGCCGACGCCGCCGAGTATCAGAGGCATTCCGTCGATCTCATCGAGAACCATTTTGCGCGCGGACGTTGACCGAAGCTTGCCCGGGTTCTGCGCGCCGACGGCCAGTAGGAATCCGCCCGGGAATTCCTTTAGCGTGTTCGTGTCGCCGCTGCGCTTGCTCTTCCCGTCCGGGGGCGCGAGAAGATGCGTCAACCCCGAGTGGTGAAGCATGCGGTCAACCTTGAGTTCGATACCGAGCTTCGTCAGTTCCTTGTCGGCCGATATGTAGATGATGCTCGACGGGTCTTCGTCGATGCTGTAGCCGATCTGGTTCTCAAGAAGCGCCGTCGTCGCCGTGATCTGCACGCCCTTGCGGACGACGATCTTGCGCGCCGGGTCGCTCGCGCTCATCTTGTCCATAATCTCAACCATGAACGGGACATAGCTGTTCTGCCACCGGCCAGGCTTCGAGGTGAGCTCCGGAGGCAAGTAGCGGCGTTTCTCGGCCCACTGCGAGACCGTGAGTAGGTTGCGCTCGGTCGTCAGCCCCAGGATGGCCGAGCGCATGAACGCCGCGTCTGTGGCCTCGACGTGTAGGCCGGCCTCGATCACTCGAAGGGCCTCGCGTGGTCCTGCAGCATCTTGACAGACTGGCCGGCCAGTTCGTGCTCACAGTCCGCCAGGAACTCCACGACGCCGTTCCGGACGAAGCTATGGCACCTCTTACCTGGCGTGTGTTTCAGGATCGAGGGTGTGAGCGTGGGGGCCGACGTCGATCCGTTCCAATCCCACGCCACCTTCGCCGCGGTGCCCGCCACCGGGATCGCGTGAAT